AAGATGGCCTGACAGTCGATCGGCGTCTGGAAAGCCCGGTCAAAAAAATGGCACTCGATGCCGGTGTCTTTATTGTGGCTCCAGACGTGCGGATGTCCATCTTGGCCATGGGGTCACCCATGAGACCGCATACGTTGACGCAGACTGATCAGATCACCTCAAAATCTCGCTTGCAGACGGGGCGGGCCATACGTTTTTTTGAGCCTCGACCTCAGGCTCGTATCCTATGACGCATGCCTGCACGATCGCGGTCGCCAAATCCCACGCCTTCATCAGCGGGTTTCCGTTCTCGGGGTGCAGATAGGTGCGCACCAGATGGGTCGCGAGGTAGTCGCTCATCTTGATTTCACGACCATCGGAAAATCCCGCACCGCCGCCGATCAGGCCCTGACGGCAAATTTCCAGCAACTCGACCGCGCCATAATCGCCCTCAAGCGAATAGCCGAAGTCCGCCTTTTCGTTGGCGTAGCGGCCAGCAAGAAGGTGCCGGTGAACGGCTCCAATGCGCGCATTGCACTTCTCCTCGATCGCAATGATCCCGGCCATCGTTAGCCGAAAGGTGTAAGTGCCGTCGCCGAAATCGATATCGCGGTGGGTCTGCATGTCAGGGGGTGTCGGTCACCAGTTCGCCGTTGCCGCTCAGCGTGATGCTGATGGTGGCCTTCTCACCATTGACCGCGCCCAGGTTGAGGTCGGTCATGATGGCGTTGCCGGTATAGGAGCGGACGATTGTGGTGCCGGCGCCGAAGAAGACGATCCGCCAGTTGGCGGGCGCCTCATAAGCCTCTTCGATCCGGTCCAGCTCGGCCACAACAGCCTGACCGCTGCCGCTGATCGACCAATCTCCGGCCGCCATATCGCGCTCAGTGATCGGCGGCGCATCCGGGTCGGTGCAGTCCCACACCACGGCATCATTGACCGCGCGCGTGCGCTGCAAGCCCTTGGTGGTGATCCCGCAGACGGTGGTGAAGACTTCGGTGGGGGACGCGCCGTCTCCAAGCTGGAGGGCCACCTTCGTGCCCTTGACGGTCGTGGGGTAGGTCATTCGGCGGCTCCTGCGTCAGGTTGCCAGCAGGATGGGGTGGGGGAGGCGGTTGCTCTACGGACGGTAGGTCAGGAAGCGTTGGCGTCGAACGTCACGAAACCATGGAATGCGTCGGCGTCGCCGTCCTGCATGACCTGCGCCTGGCGCGTGGTTACATCCATCGTCAGGCTGTCGCCTATGACGGAAACCTCCGTGGCATTCAGGATGCGGACGATCTCGCTGTTGATCGTCATGGCCTCGACCTCCGGGTCGGCGCCCTTCTTGGTGAAGCAGTGGACAGCCGCGCTATATTGGGTGCCGTCGTTGCCATCGATGAACAGGGGGGTGGCGATCGCCGCGCCCAGCTTGACGAAAGGGAAGACGAGCTTGGCTGGGACGGCTTGCGGATAAATTCGGCCGCCCACGATCGCGGCGAGCGCAGTGTCTGCCTTGAGCGCGGCCATGATCTTGCCGCGCATCGCATGTGTCAGGTCCAGATTGGTCGCCATGATGACAACCTGCGCGACTGCTTGTCGGCGCTATACGGACGCTAGTCCGGCGTGACGATCCGCAACGTCTTCCGCCGCTGCTCTGCGCGCCAGTCGGATGGTGGAGGGCCTGATGCATCAATTACCCAAGAGCGCAGGATGGTCGCCATCTGGCCCAACCTTTCCCCCTCATCAACATAGGGGCAATGATGCGCCTCGGTGTCGCATTGGTCAGCCAGCTTGAGGATGGACGATTCCCGGATGTCGCCCATGCGGATCAGCGCTGGCATGATCTTGCCTAGAAACTCTTCGGCGAAGCAGGGATCATCGGGTTCGTGCACGCTTCACAATCGCATCAACTTTGGCAGAATAGCAAGGGTTTCCGGTCGCCTTAGCATCAGCGATGAGCCGGTTTTGCGCTTCAGCGGTGGGGAAATGCTTTGCCGCATCGAATGGCTTAAGTTTGACCATTATTGATAGCTCCTGCGGTCGAAAGGCCGTGATCACGACGGGTCATTCTTCTCGGTGACGATCTGCTCTACGGCGTTATCGAGCGCGGCCCTCAGAAATTCAGTCGCCCACTTCTTGGTGGCCTCAAACTCTTCACGGCTCGGCGCATCGAACGAGGCTTCCAGGCGGGCGATAATCTCGGCGTTCATACTGCGATTGGCCTCATCAGCCGACTTTTGAACACGCGACTTAAGATCAGGTGGCAGGCGAAGGCCAAAAGGAGGGATACGTTTTTCAGATTCGCTCATGACTGCCTTTTGTAGCGATGGCGCTTGACGAGCAATAGCGACCAATGGTAGCTAGCATCCATTGGCAGTCAAAGAGGAGGCTATGAAAAACAGAGTGTCACCATACGGGCTGAGGATGCCCGAAAAATTGCGGGAAGGCTTAAGGGCGCTCGCGACAGAACGGCATCGCTCAATGAACGCCCAGATTGTTGCGATGCTGGAAAGCGGCCTCGCCGCAGAGAAAGCGGCGTCGGGACAGCCCTCGTAAAGCACCCGACGCCTTCACACAGAAGGAAATCTATATGAATGACCTGATGCATAGTGAATTGGGTGGCGAAGCGCCAGCCACGATGACGAGCTTGGAAATCTCCGACCTCGTTGGCGCTCGTCACGACAACGTTCGGCGTACGGTCGAGCGCCTCGCCGAGAAGGGTGTTATCGCTTTACCTCCGTTGGAGGAAAAGCCCACGAACGGCCGCCCGACCTTGGTGTACGTCTTCTCTGGCGAACAGGGGAAGCGTGACACCTACATCGTCGTTGCCCAAATTTGTCCCGAGTTCACCGCCAAGCTGGTCGACCGATGGCAGGAATTGGAGGCGCGTGAGCGTGTCGATCCGATGGTCATGCTGAATGACAATGCATGGCTGCGCGGCACCCTGCTCTCCTACACTGAGAAGGTTGCCGAGATGCAGGGGCAGATCGAGGAGATGCGACCGTCCGTCCAAGCACTGGAGCGCATCGCCGTGTCTGATGGCTCATTGTGCATCACGGATGCAGCCAAGAACCTCCAAGTCCAGCCCAAGGCGCTGTTCAACTATCTGCGGGAGCATCGCTGGATTTACAGCCGCCCTGGGTCGGCCGGTTACGTCGCCTATCAGGACAAGCTGCAATCGGGCTTGCTAGAGCATAAGGTGACGGTGGTGACGCGGGCCGATGGATCCGAAAAGACCACAACTCAGGTCCGCGTGACAGCGAAGGGAATGGCGCGCCTCGCCAAGCTGTTCCCGCCGGTGGCAGAGGCCGCCTAAAAACAGAACGGCGCCGGGATGGCCGTCCCAGCGCCGCTCCTAACCCTCAATTGAACAACAGGAGTGTTCAATCATGGCTTCCAACGTCATACCCTTTCCCGTGCGCGCTGTGAAGGCCGCGCCGGACTTCACCATCACCACCAGCATGTGCCGCCGCCTGGAGCAGAGCGCCATTGCCGCCAAGAACTGGGATCAGGCCGCGTTCTGGATGAAGGCTGCTGAGTTCATCGAGCGCAAGGAAGCTGCGGCCGAGGCCGTCAACGACAACATCATTCCGCTGCGGAGGGCATGATGACCGACCGTCGCGCATTCCTCACCGCCGCGCTGGTGGCGCCCGTCGCCATCGCAACGCCAGCCATCGCCCAGACCTTCTCTTGCGGCCTTGATCCGGTCGACCGCTATTATGCGGCCACCGATGCGGTCAACGCCAACCGCATGGAGGAGGACGACTATATCCAAGTCATCCACGAACTGGACGATTGGGAGCCGCCGACGCAGCGTGATTTCATTCGGAAGTTCATTGCTCAATATGAAGAAGGGGGCGTTCCTACCGACGCCGACCGCAGGATCATGATCGAGCAGGGACGGAAGCTGATTGCCTAATGGGGCGGCCTACGGGCCGCCTTATTCGTATCGCGCGGCCATGCAGTTGGTATCGCGGTAGAGCTTCCAGCGCTCGTACTCTTGCTGGTTGCGATCGCTAAGGTAAGCGTCAGCCACCTTGCCGGCAGCGGCGCAAAGTTCCGCCTTTGAGCCTTTCGCCTTCTCAACCATCCGGTACCGATCTTCCTCTGCTTTGCCCGAGTTGCAAGCGGTCAGCAGTGCCAGTGCGAGTAGAAATGTTCGGCGCATAGAATCCCCTCAGTCCCCGCGGAACTTACCCCCCTTAAGCACATGGTCAACAGCCACCGCCATTTTACGGACGCCGCGAGCTTTGTTCTTCTTCGCGGCGGGGCGCATGTATGGCCTTTCCGGCAGGGTTATCGTGTGGGGTTTCGTCTTCGGCAGACGGGCGGCAGCCGGGCTGCTCTTGCTCACCGGGATGAACTCGCCATCCTTGATAAAATAGGGCTGGCCGCCGGGATTATTAACGGTTCCGCCAAGTTCCTGAATCGCACCATATGGCGCAGTGCTGACCACGCGGCGGGTAAGGGCGCCTGGCGTTCCAGTGATGATTATGCCGTTGCTCAGGCCGCCAAGATCATTGTTAGGCGGCGTGCCGGGCGCGCTGGGCTTATGGTTTTTCCCGCTGACCGATCCGGTAGTGATGCTGATCTGGGCGTCGCGCTGGACATCTTCTGCGATCTCTTCGACGGCGGTTGCCAGCTCGCGCTTCATGCCGCTGACAAGGCCTCTGGCCCGCGATCCGAGCCCGCTGCCAGATCCTCGCTTGACGCCCATTACTTGCCCTCCGTGGATTCGACTCCGCGCCCACGGCAGGACAGACTATTGGATCGATTCGGGAGGGGCTTGTGGATCAACAGGCGTGGAACATTCTGAACACAGCAATTGCCGCGATAGCAGCCATTGCTGGCGCCATAGCGGCGTGGGCTGCAATTCGTGTTTACCGGAAGCAGGTTGACGGGGAATATCCTACGGTTTCTGCTTCGTTTCAGAGTGGTGCGCTTATCCTGCGCGTGGAAAACAATACGCCTGTTGAATGGACCATTGACCGCTTGCTGATACCGAGCCGAACCGTTGGTAATTTGGCGGAACATCTGATCGCATACGATAATGAAGGCAACATCACTCAGCTTTCCGGTCCGGAAGAACTGTCCAAAATGCTGTCGGATGCAATTCCGATCGGATATGCGATCATGCCGACGGGTTCTGGCGTAAGTTCGGGTGGCAGCCGGTATGACGTTGCGCAAGCGCGTGTTCATTTGCGCACATCCCGCAAATCGCTTTCAATGCGGTTGATCTTGCTCTCTAGCGACGCTTTGCAGCGCACTAAGGAGATCGACATCAAAAGGACGGCGCCGGAAAGCATTATGATCGCTACGGACTGAATTAGGTCGATCACGCAGCCCGCCCCCGACAAACCCAATGCGAGCTGGCCGCATCCAGCTCGGCGCTCCCCACCATCCAACGCTTACCCGACACACTGATCTGAGCGTCAGTCGTCACCTTCACCCCAAGCCCGGCGGTCAGGATGATGATCCGCACGTCGCCTTCGGAATAGCCTTCGCTCTGGCGCATGGCATAGGTCGCGGCGTCCATCTGCGCGCGGCAGGCGATATCGGTTTCAGGACCATAGGAAATATTGCCCTCTTCATCGTCGGTGCGCGCGCCAGGCACATGAAGCGTCGCCGGCAGGTAAAGCCCGCCAAGCGCCGCGCCGAAGATGCTGGCGATCCCGCCATCCAACAAGCCCATCAGAACCTCCCATAGGGCAGCGGGCCAGCGAACCCGTTGAAGCCACAGCCGCCGATGACCGCGCCGGTGCCGGTCACGCGCGGTCCGGTGAGGCAGGCCTTCAGCATGGGGTAAAGCTGCTGGCCGTAGCTGGTCGCGCCCCAATCCCCCATGCTCTCGGCGCCGCTGCTATCGAAGCGCTCAAGCTCGATCGATGCAGACTTTATCCGCTTGAACCCGCTCGCGCCTTCCGCAGCCATCTGGCTTTCGGTCCCCGTCCCAATGCCGGCCTGCGTCAGATAGTGCGCAGTCGCCCGCATGGTGGCGAGGTCGATACGCGCACCAAGGCAGGACTCTAGAGGCTCGGTGATCAGCACCGCCTGCGCCGACCAGAATGCATAAGCCTCGTCTGCGACCGCGGCGAAGGCCGGGAAGATCGCAATGAACGTCGCCTTCGTCGGCGGGGTGTAGGCCATGGGTCAGTCCTTACGAATAGGGCCGCCGCCCGGTGTGAGCAGCGGCCCCGTTTGCCCCCGGAGGTGGCGGTTATGCCTGGGCCGGCTTGGCGGCTTCCTTGGCATCCTTGCTGTCGGCCTTGGCGAACCATTCTTCGGCGAAATCATCCGCCTCGATCGTTTCGCCGACCGCGGCCATCACCAAAACGCCGTCGAGATATGCGCCGCGCGGGCCGGTGCTGATGTTGGTGACTTTTACCTTTGCCATGGTCGGTCCCCTTAGAGGCTGTGTCAGAACGCTGACGTAACGGTGGACGGCCGAGTTTCGATATGATTCCGGGGGGTTACGACACCGACCTTGGAAGCTATCATGTGGAACCCGACCGCCCGCGCGCATCATAGCCGCGCACAGCTTCGCTATGGAAGCGATCTTACCGATGCAGAATGGCATTTGATCGAGCCGTATTTGCCCGCGCCGTGCCAATGCGGACGGCGACGGCGTTGGCCGATGCGGGAGATCATCGAGGCCATTTTCTATTTGCTGCGGGCAGGTTGTCCTTGGCGGCTTTTGCCTGACAGCTTTCCGCCATGGCGCACGGTCTATCGCTGGTTCTGCGCTCTGCGTGACGATGGGACATTTGAAAGTCTCAACCACCATCTCGTCCAGATCGACCGTGTCCGAATGGGGCGAGAACCGATGCCGTCAGCGGCGGCCATCGACAGCCAGAGCGTGAAGACCACCGAAGCGGGTGGACCGCGCGGCTATGACGCAGGGAAGAAGATCATGGGCCGCAAGCGCCACGCCATGGTCGATACCGATGGCCGTGCGCTCGAACTGCTGGTCCATGGCGCTGATGTGCAGGACCGAGACGGTGCAGTGCCTTTGCTCATGCAGTCACGCCAGCGGCACCCCTTGGTCGAGCATGCCTATGCCGACAGCGCCTACAACAGCGATCGCGTCCGGGAAGCCACATCCATCACAATAGAGATCGTTCGGAAATTCGCCGACCAGACCGGGTTCGTCGTCCATCCCAGACGATGGGTGGTCGAACGAACCTTCGCATGGCTCAATCGAAATCGACGCTTGGCAAAGGACTTCGAGCGAACCATCAAATCCGCAACTGCACTTCTATATGCCGCTGCTGCTGTCGTCCTCATCAGGCGCATCGCTCGTTACGCATGAGATTCAAGACAGGCTCTTA